AGTAATCTAAGGGATCTATATTATGAAACTAAGTGCAAGAACAATTCAGATTTTGAAGAGCTTTGCTCAGATTAATCCTTCTTTGATCTTCACACCTGGTAATGAGTTAAAGACAATATCCCCTATGAAAACAATGGTAGCTAATGCTACCATCGCAGAAACCATATCGCAGCAGTTTGCGATATGGGATCTGTCAAAGTTCCTAGGTGTGTTATCCTTATTCGATGATCCAGATTTAGAAATCAATGATAAGTTCATTACAATCACCAGTGGTAAATCTAAACTAGATTATGTTTATTGTTTACCGGATATGATTGTTCAACCTCCAAAGAAAATGGCTGACCTACCGCTTGATAGTGTTGAGAAGTTATTACCTTCATCATCACTGCAGTCGTTAATGAAAGCTGTTGGTGTACTACAATTACCTGATATTGCCTTTGTTGGTAAAGATGGTAAATTCAGCATTGAAGCATTAGATACAAAACCAAAGAACCCAAATGATAGTACCCTCAGTAACAGCTTTGCAATTACTGTTGGTGAAACTATCAAGACTTTCAAGATGATTGTTAAAGCTGAGAGTCTTAAAATTATGAATGAAGAGTACAAGCTAAAAATATCTCCAGGTGGCATTTGCCATTTTAAAGGTTCTGATGTAGAATACTGGGTAGCTTGTGAAGATAATTCTACTTTTACTGGGTGATTAAATGATTCGTGATGATTTCCTTTGGGTCGAGAAGTACAGACCTAGGACTGTGGCCGACACTATCCTTCCCGATGGTCTCAAAAAGACCTTTCAACAATTTGTCGATCAAGGCAATATTCCTAACCTACTATTGACTGGCCGTGCAGGCGTTGGTAAAACAACTATTGCACGTGCCATGCTCGATCAGCTTGGTTGTGATTATACTATAGTCAATGGTTCTATGAGTGGTAACATTGACACTCTTCGTAATGAGATACGAGAGTTCGCATCCACTATTTCCTTTTCTGGAGGTCGTAAATATGTTATCCTGGATGAAGCTGACTATCTTAATCCTAACAGTACTCAACCTGCTCTTCGCAACTTTATGGAAGAATACTCGAGGAATTGTGGGTTTATCCTTACCGCTAATTTCCGCAACCGCATTATTGATCCTCTGCACAGTAGATGCTCTGTCGTAGAATTTAAGATTGAGAAAGATGATAAGCCAGAGATGGCTAAGCAGTTCTACAAGCGTGTATGCGGTATACTCGACAAAGAAGGAATAGAGTATGATAGTAAAGCTGTCGTAGAGGTTATTAAGAAGTTCTTTCCTGACTGGCGACGTGTATTAAATGAGCTACAGCGTTACTCTGCTACCGGTCGTATTGATACTGGTATACTAGTTAATATTACAGAGGAGAACCTTAAAGCATTAGTATTACTATTAAAGACTAAGAGCTTCAGTGAAGTACGTAAGTGGGTTGGTGAGAATAATGACATTGATCATACCACATTCTTTCGTAAGCTATATGATACTGCGTCAGATTATCTGAAACCAAACTCTATTCCAATGCTCGTGATGACCATTGCCGACTATCAATATAAGGCTGCTTTCGTTGCTGATCATGAGATAAATATTTTAGCTTGTCTAACAGAAATTATGGCTGAAGGAGATTTCAAATGAATATACAACTATTGAGTGAGTATGAGAATAATGGAGTTAATGCAAGAGTAATGAAGTTGCATGATGATACGTTTCAAGTTCTTGTCTTTAATCTTAAAAGTGGACAGGAGTTAGCCAAGTTCTTTGGTAGCTATACTGAAGCTAATAGGTTTGCTGAAACATCTACACAGCAGCAACTGAACGGATGAAAACTATTATCCATGTCAACCAGGCTCTTATTCGAAAGAATATAAGAGCTGAAGAAGAGAATCGGGAGCCTGTCCTTACAGTGAAGACTTATAAGGATAACAGGTACGCTAACACTGTAATCATTTACGGCCCTAGCAAGGTTGTATACTCACCTGATAAACCACTTAGTTGTGGTGCAAGGGTGTGGATAGAAACTGAGGGTAAGGTTGATGTTGAATGAATCCGTTGCTGGAGTTTTTACTTGGATTAGGGATGACTATAATTCTAACCGGGTACGCTTTGGTATTGAGTTACTGGCTTGGGCTATTTCTATTAGTTGTAGTATCACTATGGCTCTCACTGTGCCTAGCCCACCTCTTCTCATACTCTATCCTATATGGATTACTGGTTGTGCTTTGTATTCTTGGGCTGCTTGGTCACGTCGGAGCTTTGGGATGCTGGCCAATTATTTGTTATTAACTACGATCGATGCAATCGGTCTTTTAAGGATGGTACTGTGAAAATCTCTGGAATATTATATCAAGTTGACTACCTGAGTAATGAAGAAATGAAAGGCAATATTGGCCTTGCAGACTTCAATAAACAACGCATAATGATCAATCGTGATCATACTAGTCAAACACAACGTATTGCCCTGTTGCATGAAACGTTGCACATATTGGATAGTACCTATGGTCTTGGTCTTACCGAGAAGCAAGTAGTACATCTGACTCACGCCTTAGTTGGTCTGGTCACCGATAACCCAGAGTTAACATTATAATAACATGAATCCCTTTGATTATGTAAATGCGATAAACAGTTCTAAACAGGATCTACTTAAAGAGTCGGAAGCAGAAAAGCACTACCCAGCCTTCATGGTAAACAAGGCACTATCTTATTTCCCGGACACGTTATTGTACGCTAATGAGATGAATCGGCACCATCACCTAGATGGAAAGCTCCAGTTTTACTTTTTTCTAAATAGTATAAGACCTGCAAAGCGATTTGCAAAGTGGGTGAAGAAACAAGAAGATAATGACCTTACTGCTGTCATGGAATATTATGGTTACGGGCCAGAAAAGGCAAAAAGCGCATTATCCATCCTTTCTTCAGATCAACTGATCACTATAAAACAAAAATTAGAAAAAGGTGGACGATTATGAACATTATTGACAGTCTGGTGGAAGTTGCGCTGGCCTCTGAAGAAGACTTTCTCAAGATCAAAGAAACACTGACACGTATCGGTGTTGCATCGCGTAAAGATAAAAAACTATTTCAATCATGCCATATCTTGCATAAGCAAGGTAGGTATTATATTGTGCACTTCAAAGAGCTATTTGCTCTTGATGGTAAACCATCCAACTTCTCAGATGATGATAAGGCGCGCCGCAACACAATTATTAACTTGATCGCAGAATGGGGTCTAGTGAAATTGATCAACCCACAAAAATCAAGCACACCAGTTGCTCCTTTCTCTCAAGTTAAAGTTATCACACACAAAGAGAAGGATGAGTGGGAGTTGGTTGCCAAATACAATATTGGTAAAAAGAGATAACATATGAGTGATTTATTATGGGATTACCGTTTCTTGCAGTTAGCAGAAACAGTAGCATCGTGGTCAAAGGATCCATCTACAAAAGTAGGAAGCGTAATTGTAGATTCCAAACGTAGAGTTATTGGAATGGGGTACAATGGATTCCCGCGTGGAGTAGATGATGATGATCATCGATATCAAGATCGTGAGCTAAAGTTAAAACTTGTATGCCATGCAGAACGGAATGCACTTGATAACGCGCTGGGGAGTGTTGAAGGGTCAACGTTGTACGCGACATTCTTCCCCTGCAACGAATGCGTCAAAAGTATTATCCAGAGGGGAGTTAAAAGAGTAGTAACATTTGTTCCCCCGCCAGGAAAACAACTGTTGTTTAATCATGGGTTTTCGTATATAATGCTTAAAGAGGCTGGTGTAGAACTTCATCAGCTCGCTTATATTTTATTTGAGAGGTGGAAAAATGACCCAAGCGACATCCGTGGATTCGATCCGCTCGACCCTAAAGTCGAACATATGTAAAGTTATATTCACTAAGAAGAATGGTGAACTTCGTGAGATGATATGCACTCTACGCGAAGACGTTGTAGTTCCTCACGAAAAGACTACCGATCGTGTGAAAGAAGTGAATGAGGAAGTTCTGGCTGTTTGGGATTGTGAAAAGAATGCGTGGAGATCTTTTCGAATTGATAGTATAATTGGGGTTCACGTCAATATGGAGAATAACAATGTACCAGCGTAAAGCCAATATGAAACCAGCTGTACTCGACGATAATGTCCGTATCCCTCTAGGTGCACTGACAGAGTTCATTCTAAACTGTGAGCTAGCTCTGAGTGCTAGAGGCCAGGAAGATGAGGCATTCCGCTTTGAATGTATTAGAGAGTATCTCCAGCAAGAATTTACTCCTGCTAAGGGCTTACACTTCAAGCCGGGAGTGATTGGATTATAAATACTAAAAACACCACAGGATTATTGTATGCACATTAAAGAAGCATAGCAGTAGTAGGAGAAGGCGCACAGGCGAAAGTCTATGCGCCTTTTTTGTTTTTAACTCTAACAAGAAGGACAGCGCATGAAAAAAGCACGACTTGCTGAAGCCTCCATTCATCATCTCCCTGATCAACCAAGAAGAAAGCTCAAACTTAGAATCGACGATCTTCTGACATTTGAACCCCTAACAAAAAACCAATCCAAATTCTTCGACCTCTACAAACAAGGAACACAAGCAATCATGCTGCACGGTGCAGCTGGTACAGGAAAGACATTCATTGCACTCTACAAAGCATTAGAAGAGGTGATGGATAAAAGTAACACATACGATAAGGTAGTATTAGTAAGATCAGTAGTACCTTCAAGAGAAATTGGACATCTACCAGGAGATGAGAAAGAGAAGACTGACGTATATCTTGCTCCCTACAAAGCAATCTGTCAAGACCTATTCCAAACTGAACAAGCATATGAAAGACTAGTTGAACAAAAGAATATTGAATTTATGATTACATCTTTCATTCGTGGTATCACTATAGACAATTCAGTAATTATTGTTGATGAGTGCCAGAATATGACCTTCCAAGAGTTGAGTTCAATTATAACTCGAGTTGGAGAAGGATCAAAGATTATATTTTGTGGTGATTTTAAACAGACAGATCTATGTAAAAGGCATGATCAATCTGGCCTCAGAGACTTTGTAGAGGTTATTAACAGAATGCCATCGTTCAGAAACGTGGAGTTTGAAGTTGATGACATCGTACGCAGCTCCCTTGTCAAAGAGTTTATTGTAGCAAATTTACACGTAGAATCAATAAAAAGTTGACTTCCAGATGTGACTGATGTATAAATAGGAGTGTACTGCCTTCGGGGGTACACTTCAATTTATTTTAACCTTGCTTAATAGGAGGTCTTCATGACTAAAGACGCATTTTCTGCATTAGCTAATTCCATTGCTTTCGGTCCCGGTTTCAAACTTGGTACAAAAGATATTGATAAGTTCTTCGTTGGTTTCGACGAGTCTTTCAATAAGATGGCTAAACTGCACGACGAAGTAACAAAAAACATTCCTAACTACCCACCGTACAACATTAAGAAGACAGACGATAACTCTTATGAGATTGAGCTTGCTGTTGCTGGTTTCGCAAAACAGAACATTAAGATTGATCTTGAAGATGATAAACTAATCGTCACTGGTCTTACTGATGGTGCCGAAAACGAAACCAAAGAAGATGCAATGTATCTTTGGAAGGGTATTGCAAATCGTGCGTTCACTCGTACATTTGTTCTCAACGATCAAGTTGAAGTTAAGAATGCTGAACTGTTGAACGGTATGCTTAAAGTATTCTTGGAAAGGATTATTCCTGAGCACAAGAAGCCTAAGTCTATTCCAATCAACGAAAAGACTCCAACTTCAAAAGAGTACCTAGTGGAGGATAAATGAGTTCTGTAACCATCGACGAATTTTGGTCATGGGTCAAGAAAACATTTACTCCGCAATATAGGAAAGAGATCGAGGACTACTTAGCAGAGTCCAAAGATCACTATGATGTCGAAAGACGTATCACACTTCTACAACGTAGGGGTATGATTTAACTGAACGAGGGGACTTCGTGTCCCCTCTTAATTAAGGAATCATAATGACAATCGCAGTAATCAAATTAATCACCGGTGAAGAAATTATTGGTGAGATTGAGATTCAACCAGCATATGTTACACTCACAAACGTTGGTGTTGTTCAACTAGTACCTACTCAAACTGGGGTTGGTATGTCCCTGTATCCCTTTGCTCCATATGCAGAGGAAAGTAAGTTCTCATTTAAGAATGAGCATATCATCACATCCTTTGAACCATCTATAGATCTTCGAAACAACTATAACAAGATGTTCGGCTCTGGTATTCAGATCGCTTCTGCAGGATCGTTGAAGTAATATTATTTTTGCTGTATAATGGTTGTTTTAAGTGAGGCTACATGCGTTTCTATACTAATGTGTTTGTTGCTGGTGATAATGTTTATACGAGTGGGTATAACAACGGTCAACGCTTTGAGTTGAAAGCACCCTATCAGCCATACCTATTTGTCAATTCAAACAAACCAACAAAATACAAGACTCTAGATGGGAAGCATGTATCCCGTATGGACTTTGATAGTGTCAAGATAGCTAAAGAGTTTATTAAAACTTACGCTGGTGTTGATGGATTCCAAATCCATGGATCCAACCTCTTCACATATCAAGCAATCTATGATTTCTACCAAGGTGAGGTGAACTACGATGTTGATCAGATATCTGTAGTGTCACTCGATATCGAAACATCTACACAGGGTGGCTTCCCTGACCATAAGTTGGCTGACAAAGAAATCATTACTTTATCTATTCGTAAGAAGGGTAAAGTGGTAGTACTTGGTACCAGACCTTACACTCCAAAGTCAGAAGATGTTTCCTACTTCCAATGTAAGAATGAGGTTGATCTTCTAACCAAGTTCCTTATGATATGGAATTCTTCTAAATGGAAACCAGATGTAGTTACTGGTTGGAATATTGAGTACTTCGATATACCTTATCTGTATCGTCGAATCACAAACATACTTGGTAAGAAAGAAGCAGATAGACTATCACCATGGGGAATGGTATGGGAGCGCGCTGTTGGTGGTGATAGTAACCTTGTCGTATATGAGTTGAATGGTATTGCTGTTCTTGATTACTTAGCACTCTATAAGAAGTTCTCATACACTCCACAAGAATCATATAAGTTAGATCATATTGCAGAGTATGAACTTGGTGAAAAGAAGCTAGACTATTCTGAGTATGAGACTATGCATGATTTCTATATGCAGAACTTTGAAAAGTTTGTAGACTATAACATCCACGACGTTGTTCTTGTTGATAAGCTAGAAGAGAAGCTGAAGTTCATCGAGCAAGTATTTGCTATTGCTTATGATGCTAAAGTAAACTACGCCGATACGTTCACTACTGTCCGTATCTGGGATATCATCATTACAAACTACTTGATGGATCGTGGTATCATCGTACCTAACGTTGAGAGACCTGAGTTGGAACATCGTAGTGCTGTTGATAAAGAACTTGGTCCTATTGTTGGAGCTTACGTCAAAGATCCACAGGTTGGGTTACATGATTGGGTTTGCTCGTTCGACTTGAACTCTCTCTATCCGCATTTGATCATGCAGTACAATATTAGTCCTGATACCTTTGTAGCTATGAAGGAAGACATTACAATAGAGCGAATGCTTGATCGTGGAATGGGTGATGAGCTACAACAAAAGCTGAAAGAGAATAACTGTACGATCACTCCTAACGGTGCTATCTTCTCTAAAGAGAGTGTTGGTTTCTTAGCAGAGCTTATGGAAACAATGTATAACGATCGTTCTGCATGGAAGAAGAGAATGATCGAAGCAAAGAAGTTATATGAGAAGAGTCCAACACGTGAGCTAGAGAATGAGATTGCACGTTGTAACAATATGCAGATGGCAAAGAAGATTCAATTAAACTCTGCTTATGGTGCTCTTGGTAATGTATACTTTAGATGGTATCAACGTGATCTCGCAGAAGCTATTACGATGTCTGGTCAGCTATCCATTCGTTGGATGGAAAAGAATATCAACCAATACTTAAACAAGATATTCAAAACGGATAATGAGGACTATGT